TTCAATTGCTGCAAGATAATCCTCAAAAGCTTTATACATAGGAACTTCCTCCTCCTCAGTGTTTAATCCTTTTGGAGGATTGACGTAGAAATTTTTGAGATCATCGTCTAGTGCTGCAAAAGTAGCCAAGGTCAGTCCAGCATTGCTGGCACCACTGCTTAATTGAGAATTAGTGAATTTGAAATCAGCCTCACCTGTTCCTGTTTTCTTTGTTCCTGTTGTTGCTTTCCACTGACGTATATTTTCATTTGTCTTAAATATTTCTTCTTCTCTTTTGACTAGTCTCGCATCTTCAGTTTCTTTATCTTTCAATCTTGCGAACACATCATTAAGAGCTGGGTCGTAAATTCCAGCATAAGCATTTTCGATTGCCTTTAATTCTGTAGGGTTGTAAGCAATACCAGACTGATTGCCAATACCATAAGGATCTGTTGTACCTGATTGGATATCATTCCTAGCGTTATTCAAGTCAGTAGCTCTTCCTGACAACTGATTGGCTGTTTGATTTGGATTAGTTAAAGCATCACCGGCATAGTTTCCAATGTCTCCATTACCTTTAGGGATTTTATTTCCAAGGAAAATAGCATACTCTTCTGGTGACATTACATCTCCTGTCTTTGGATCTCTATATTTTGCATAGAGGTCATTGCCCTGAGTTGCTTGCTGTGCTGGTGCAGGTTGTTGCCCTTGTTGCCCTTGTTGCCCTTGCGGGGGAACACCGGTGAAAACAGGATCTGGAGTAATAGCGGAATTCCCCGCTGCGTTAAAAGTACCTCCACCATTTGGTAAAGTTTGATTTGGTGAAGAAATAACATTTAATCTTGGTGAATCTTGTGCTTGACCAACATTAAGAAGTGGATGCTTTACTGGAGCAGCGGGGACTATTGTATTCTGATTACTTGCAGTGCGTACGTTAAAAATTGACATATATTAAAATTGATTATTTTTTCCAGTGGATAAAAGTTTGTTGCCTTTATTCCTGAGATATCCCGCTGCCCTTACTTTGTTGGCTGCACTCCTTGCAGTATTTTGTGTACCTTGAAACTGTTGTCCTTGTGGATTGTAAATATTGGATAATGCAGATGCACCTACTCCGCCTTGAGCTTTTTTAGCATCAAAAGTATTACCGCCTAGGTTAAAATACTGACTAAGACCTTGAGTCTGACCTTCGTCATTGCCATACTTGTATTGAAAATCTCTAGCCGTGTTACCGATCTGCCTACCAATTTTATCTTGGGTGTATGCTTGGTCTTGGTTGTAAGCTCTCTCCAAATTCTTTTCTTTTTGAACTCGTCCACCTGAAAATAGAACACCGGAATCCGCAGCCTTCTGATCAGATTTTGATTTATCTGCTTCGAACGCTTGTCCTGAATTTATTAAATAATCTTGATAGTCTGATTTTTTTTGAGCCAAAGTAGCTTCTGCATCAGCTGTATCCTTAGCCTGTAAAGCATTGTAATATAATTTGGTATCTTCGTTAGCTTGCGAAAGTGCGGCTCGCTGATCTTCAATATCAAAAGGCTGACCTTGCCAATCAACTATCCCGCTTAAATCTCCTGACTGTAGTGCTTCAATAATTTCTTGAAGCGTACTTCCGCCCTGAATTAAAGTGGCAATTGACGGATGACTTGCTACTGCGTTGGCATAAGTAGCATCTATCTCTGCTTGTTGAGTATTTTGCTGATATTGCTGGGTTGCTTGCTCTGGTGTATATTGATCAGGGTTTGCTCCTGTACCGCTAGTGTAGGCACGTTCTGCTGGTGCTGATGTGGTAGGAGCTACTTCTGTTCCACCATCTGATGCTGCTGTCTGTAGTTCTTGCTCATTTAAAATCTTCTGATTATTGTCAGAGTAGTAATAACTACCATCTTTTTGGTAAAAATTTCTAGCCATATGTATTTATATTATAACATTATTTTTGAGTTTTTAATAGCTCTATCTCGGCTTGAAGCTCATTTATGCGAAGGGCAAGTGTTAAATAAAGGTCTTGTTTGCTCTCAAACATACCAATCATTTGACCTTCCCTAATTTTTTTTGGTTTTAATCCATAAGTAGGAAGCATTTTTGGTACATCTACTCTTTTTCTATCAGCTATCAAACTCATTTCATCATCGCCTAGTGGTTCAAAAGTTTCAGTATTAAAATTTTCCACTGATATAGGATTCATCTTGCGATCAATCACTTCTTTATATAGTACTTTTCTCTCTTCGATTGTTTTGCTAGTATCTAAATAACTAGCTTTATCCTTTTTTTCATTCATACTATTTCATTAGTTCTATAAATCTTTCAGCAAGGACTTCTGGTAATAAACACATTTGAGATTTTTCTTCTTCGTAAGTTCTATACTCGTTAGCAATTTCTTTCCAATCTCTTTCATTGTTGAAACTTAATATTACTAACGAAGTAGCAAAGATTGCTATAATGAAAGCAGAAACTGCAAAAACTATATTTTTTTTAGTGTTATTCATATATTTTATTATTTAATTAAAACTATTATCAATAAGCAGTCATATCAAAGGAACCAGTCCACGATCCATCTCCCGGCATTCCACGAAATTGATCCGTTGCCCCACTAGCATAATTGACTATATCACCAGCAACTGATGGATTTGTTGCAGCCGATACTAATTTCAATTTAGGTGACACAAAATATGCAGTTGCATAAACAACTCCTGATCCTGTTGATGCTCCAGCTCCACCAACTTTTAATCCACCAGTTATATGTTGACCGGTAGTTGTTAATAAACTTGTTGCTATCTGTGTTCCAGTAATTGTATTAGATGCAATTTTATTTGCGTTTAAAGAACCTGTAGAAATTCTATTTGCAGACAATGTACCAGTATTTATATTGTCAGCACTTATTATCCCTGTAGAAATATAACCTCCAGTAATAAGTGTTACTCCATTTGCTTTAGCATTGTCAATACTTGCCCCAGCGGTTAATGCCGTTTGAGTATTATTAGCAGTTGCATCAGTACATTTAGCATCTGTACGAGATACAGACAATGTACCAGTATTTATATTGTCAGCACTTATTATCCCTGTAGAAATATAACCTCCAGTAATAAGTGTTACTCCATTTGCTTTAGCATTATCTATACTTGCTCCAGCAGTTAATGCCGTTTGAGTTACATCTGCATCTGTACGAGATACAGAAAGTGATCCTGTAGTTATTTTACTAGCATCTAAATTACCTATGTAAGCTGAGGCAATAGCATTTCCAGTCCAATCAGAACCAGCAGTAGCAGTTACATCTCCAGTAATTGTTACCGAAGTAGCTGTTAAAGCTCCGGCTGGAGTTACATAAAAAGTTGGAGTACCTGTTGGTCCAGCAAATATGGCATTAACACCAGCAGGAGTAAAACCAATAGTATTCCCTCCATTGATAACTTGTAATGAACCAGCTGTAATTTGACCAGTAGCTGTGATGGATAAAGCATTTACATATCCAGTATCAACTGTATTTCCTACAATGGTAGTTACTCCGGCTGCATCTTCAGCAGTTCCTATAGCAACATTAGTTCCTACAATTAAAGATCCAACAACAATCTTTCCAGCATCGATAGTATTTACTAAGATATTGTCGCCAACTATCTGTTCGGCTTGTACTAAATTATAAGTAGCAGCATCTGTCTCATTTTTAGCAACAGCGATTAAAACTTTTCCTGTTCCAACAGAGTCAGAAGAGGTTGTTGATTTTTGATAAACTGTTTCAGACTCAAGAAGTGACAAGTAAATATAAGTTTTGGCTATTATATCACCAGTAGTTCCAGCATCAATTGAGTAGGAATTTCCAACAGCATCAATAAAATCTCCTCCACCCCAAATTACAGTATCAGTATCATCAGAAGAAAAAGCACAGCTCTGTGTCCAACCATAGTCTCCCACGTTTATAGTGGTAGAAGGAATTAGTGCACTATCAATCATAACATTACCAGTATTAACATCTACAGCAGCACCACCAGAAGGAATAGAAGCTGGTTCTGCATCAGATGAATCAGCAGAGACAAAAGAAGAATCCTTAGTTTCAGAATCCTGATTGTTGTCCCTGTATAGGAATCGATCCAAATAAAGCTCTGATAATTTCATATATTAGTTGTGCTCTAAGCCCTCATCTCTTATTTTAAGTATTTCAATGCCATTAAAAACTATAGGAGTTCCGGTAGAATTTCCTACCATTCTAGTTCTGATTAAATTAAAATATTCTGTTACTTCATTAGGAAATAAAGATACATATTCTTCCCCGATTGTATCTATGTCTTCCCATTTATTTACAGTTGATTTTTGAGTTTGATATTGGAATAAAGTTCCGCCACCGTTTTCAGTTATTGCTGATATTCCTCTAATTGTTTTTGTACTCGAATACATCTCAGTAAAAGAACGCCAACGATCTATCATTTCAAAGTATATTGAACTACCAAAATCAGTATTGCCTGAATCTAATTTACCAACTAATCCTGCGGAGGTTCCTACAATCTGATCTATGGTTGTACCATTATCATATCTAACTAAAGCGGTAATTCCATTACTGGCAAAATCATAGATAGTCCACACATTTGTAGAAATAGTATATCGAACTTGGCAGTTTAAGTAATCAACTCCCTCAAAGGTAAGTGGTCCGCAAGACCATTTAATAGCATCGAAATTATCATAAATACCGACTATGTTAGGATAGGCGGTTCGCGGGATTGCTTTAACCACATCAGATATTCTACGAGATATTTCTGTTGGTTGACTGTCGTAATTAAATTTATAAAATCCAGAAGGGTGATGGAAGTAAACACCGTCTTTTCCTTGAACAATCGATTCTTGAGAAAATGTCCCAACATTATATGCTGGATATGGGTCTACATTTGTTGTGCTATAAATACGGTAGATGTGGTTCTCTTTGAAAAGAAGTAAGGCTTTTGGGACACGGAATATTCCAGTAATCGATTCTCCGTCTTGAGGAGAAAATTCAGCAATAAAATTTGTAGTTATATCAAAAGTCAATGGAGATACATAGCTTGTTCCATCCACAGATTGAACAATGTCAGTGTAATAAAGGATGTCAGTGGAAGCATCAACTATCCAAACTCGTCCACCATAACCAGCTTCAATAAAATCAGCTGCTGGAAAACTGGCGGGAACATCTGTATCATCAAAAGCTCCTCCGTCAGAGGTCTCAGGTGCATCTCCTGCGTTGCCATTTACCATCCAAGTTCTATTTAAGAACTGACTAAATCGAGCTTTTGTTTCAACTGTTGTAGTTCGAACTGAAGTCCAAGCAGTCCCATTCCATACTGAGATATCATCTGCCACTTGAGCAAAAAGCCTGTCATTTCCACCTAAAATATTTAAAGTGCCAAAAGCAGTGACGCTTCCAGTCAGGTCGTCAGCGTAAGTCGCAACTCCTAGTCTGGTTGTCATAGAGCCAATTCTATCAAAGTGCATATTGATTGCCAGTTGAACAGAATTCTCTGGACAAATAGTATCACTCAACTGAGCAGAGCGTATAACTCCCTCTGTAGGATAAGGTATTTTAATATTATCTACGTTTGGCATATTTTATTTTAGCATTTCTATCCCCCCACTCATCCGCAAAAATAAGTAGGGAAGAGAAAAACTAAGGAGTTAGAACCAACACATTGAGAATTGTATCGTTTGAAGGATCATCGTCAAATGTTACATCAACAGAACCGATATTAGCTTCAACTGATAGAATGGAAACATCATTTCCACCGTTGTTAACTAAAGTAGCAAAAACTGTATCAGTAGCAGCAACACTAGCGAAGTCACCAGCTGAAAGATTTTCAGTAGCGCCACCACCAGTTGTTGTAACAATTTCGTTTACAACTGTAGTAATTCCAGTAGGACCAGTATAACCAGTTGGACCAGTATAGCCAGTAACAGAAGAATCAGCTCCTGAATAACCAGTATAGCCAGTAGGACCAGTATAACCAGTTGGACCAGTATAGCCAGTAACAGAAGAATCAGCTCCTGAATAACCAGTATAGCCAGTAGGACCAGTATAACCAGTTGGACCAGTGTAGCCAGTTGAACCAGCAGCACCAGCACCAATTGCTGTCCATGCTGGGACTGCAACTGTGCCTGTCATTTGGTAAACAGCTGAACCATCTAAATCTTGAAGTATGCACTCTAATGCAAAAACATTTGCATATGTCGCACCAGCGTAAGGTGTTCCACCAGTTACGGTACCAAAGGTAACTAACTGATATGAACTTGTATTGTCAGGCTGTTCCTGTTGTTGAATATCAACTAAAGGAATCAGCGGATTAGTAAATGCCATAATTTTATTTTTAACTTGTAATAATTGTAGTATATTTTCTGAAAGGTCTAATAATATCCTCATCGGACCATCCTTTATCTCTTCTTTGAACCAAAGATACTCTTTTTACTCCCATTTCTTTAGCCCATTGAGTTAAAGTTTTTCCTTTTATCTTTTTTACATTACCAGTGTTATTCATATTTTCTAATCTAGTTGCCCAACGACAATTTACTTTGCTATAACCTTTGTCATTGTTTATGCGGTCTAGTTCAGTATCATTATTATTGTTCTTTAGATGTAAAATATATGGACTCCACATGTCAATAAAAAAATGTTCAAAATTCTCCCATCTTTTACAGACTGTGATTCCTTTTTTAAGATAAGACTTTTTATCTCTTTCACCAGTATTACCATCACAACGTCTTTTCATCTCTACCCAAACTTTATAGAAATTTCTTTCTTTTTTATTTGGATTAAGAGACGATTTAAATTTAGAATGAATTATTTTCATATTTTTATGACGTGATAATAACAGTATCTTGCCCGGTATAAAGATTGTTAAATAAGGCTTGCACCAAATCCTCGAATTTCTTCAAATCAGGATCCTTACTATCAAGTGAAGTATCTTTACGATACTTGATAGCATAACGTAGATACCATTTATAAATTTCTCTGTAATGCTCTGGAAGCTCCACAGAAAGACTTACAACTTCATCAATTTTTTTGTAGTAATCAATATAGAGGTTATTCCCCTGCATTGAATCAGGAACTATTCGATCAAAATACAATTTGTCATCAAAAACAGTATAGTAGATAGGCTGTGAAATTGTGGGTCTCGACCAAACCCTAGTCCCAGACGGGATATCACGAGTTATTCCTGTTACTCCTAAAAGTTGATTTGTTGTTAAATCTATAGAGGTGTACGCTATTTCTTCAATATCCTGCGTATAAGCTGTCGTTGCAACATATGCCACACCCGAGGCACTGTCAGGAAAATCTCCCACACTATCAAATGTAATCGATACAGCTCCGGTTAAAGTAACCTCTGAAGTTGTTCCTCCGGTTGTTGAAAATGCAATCTGATTCCAGGAACGTTTATCGATATATCTCAAATTAAATGGTGTTAATATATTATCAACCAAAAATCTAGCAGCTAAAACAGACCTGTCCGTTTCTATAAAATCTATATCGGTAGGCAAGTCAACATAGTTACTTCCAGCTAATATTTTAATTGGATATTCAAACTTTTGTTGCCAGGCATGACGAATACCATAAAGTTTAGCGTGAGTAAATTTTCTTGCATCATTGATAGCTGCTATACAAAATGGAATTGTAATTCTTTTATCTTCTTCACTTACTCCCATTGCTTTCAACACTGGATAGATAACAGAAGAAACTGAATTTGTTGGATAAGCATCAACGCTTATAGCAGTAGAAAAATCTGAAAGTAATCCGGTAAGCGAATTTTTCCACTGAATCTTGTAATAATCAGTACCTAGACCAGTTATGTCATATATAGTAGTTTTTTGCTGTGTAGTAAAAATAGTTTGAGTAGCGAAAACAACATAAACTCCATCAATTGTCGCGCTTTTTGATACAACTATTTGATCCCATTTCAATTCACTAATAACATCACCGCGATTATGAGCCATTACTGTAGCTAAAGTTACAAATGATTGCGCAGTGTGTGAAGCTGAAGTTACTATTTCAGCATTTTCAGCACCTACTGACGATAACAACAATAAAGTTGATGCAGTAGAGGTAAAATCAACTGTGTTATCCGCAGGGACGGCTAACACTCCAGCAACAATATTGCTACTCAAATAAGTAGAAGCTTTAACATCCAACTCATTTGGAATATCAATAGTGTTCCCTATATTGTTTATAATTTTTATTTGAGGGTACATCTTTTTTTAGTTAATTGTTAGTT